GCCCAGCGCCATTGCCAGCGCCACAAGCCCGTCGATCTTGCCCGCAGACTTGGCCTTGGTCAGCTTGCGATTGCCCGCAGGATCGCGCTCCACAACAGCGTTGGCCGCGCACATGTTCATGATCGGGTTGCTGCCGTGCAGCAGTTTCCGTTCAGCGACTAGCCGTTCCAGCTTATCGACCGCCGGGGCCATGTCCTTGAAGCCCTGACCGAACGGTGCCATCGGCACCTGCGCGCCGATGATGTCCAACTCGCGCTGGAAGTCGTTGATCCGCCAGCGGTCATACGCCAGCATCTGGATGTCGTATTCCTCAGCCGCCTCCGCAACGTGACGGGCGACGACAGCAGGGATAATCACCGGACCGTCAATCAGCGTCAGGTAACCTTGATCTGCCCAGATGTCATACGGCACCTTGTCCGCCTTCGCCTTCTCACGCAGTCCATCGCTGGGCAGAAAGAACTTTGACACGATGTGGTATTTGTCGCCGTCAGGGAACACCATCACAAACGCGGTCAGATCTCGGCTGGCTGACAGGTCCAGACCTGCGTAGCACATGCCGCCAAGCGGGATGTCGGGCTGTTGGTTGTTGGCCTCCCATTCGGTCCGGTTCAAGAACGGGCTGACGCCCTCGACCCGCTGGTTTAGATACAGCCAACGAAAGCTGGCCTCCTTTGCAGGCAAGCGCGCAGCTTGCTTGGCGAAGTCCTCGACATCCTTCAGGCTGCGAAACTCGCCCATCGCCGGGTTCGCCGCCTTCCACGCATCGCGATCCATGACCTCGCAGTCCTCTGGTGCGGTGTAGACATGGCTGACGATGCGCGGGTCTTTGGCATTCTTGGCGTCGTCCAGCCAGATCGAAAACAGATCACCGTCCGTTGCCGCCTGCGTGCTGATCGCAATCAACAGCGGATCGTCGTGCGCGCCCTGGGCGGTCTCAATGGCCTCAACGAAAGCATCCGTTGGCCCACGCACCTGACCGACCTCATCAAGGATAGCCAGCACCGGTGACAGGCCGTGTGCCGTGCCAGCCTCCGCGCTGATCGCCTTGTATTCGACTTTCATCGGCAGGCCGACCAGCATCTTCTGCGATGGGATGATGCGAACGATCTTTGACAGGGCTGGCGAAAGCCTGACCATTTTCTCTGCTAGCTTAAAAACTAGACCCGCCTGATCGCGGCTGCGTGCGCCGCTGATGATCAGGCTGTTCTGCCGCGCCTCTGGGCCGACGATGTGCGCAAGCAGGATGCCAGCAATAAGAGCAGACTTGCCGTTTTTTCTTCCGACGCTCAAATAGGCACGGCTGGTGCCGTTCTTGTTGTCGTAAATATCCAAGATAAACCTGCGCTGGAACTCCATCAGCTTCATCGACTGCCCAACCATCTTGCCTTCTGGCACAGGACAGAACTGGGTTATGAAGGCAATGACGCGCTCACCTCGTGTCACGAGGCCTCCACTGCATTTGGGCTGGCCTCAGATAACTCTTGTTGATTTCTTCTTGCCCAGTACAGCTTCATTGACACACGCCGAATCCCGCGACGTATCTTGCCGTCCTCAAGCGCCTTGCTGTTTGGATCAATTAGTAAGGCGTCAATGATAGACTCAAGCTGGTCCGCTTCTTCGTCCTGCAAAAAAAGCGCTCTCATGTTCGCTCCCCTTCTGTTTCTGCAAATGTTTTTTCAGTTGTCTCAAGCGTTGCCTGCTGGCCAGTGAATTCCTGCCAGCGTTTGATGATCACGTCACAATAGCGCGGGTCCAGTTCCATCAGCCGGGCAAGTCGACCGTGCTTCTCGCAGGCAATGGCTGTCGTTCCAGACCCGGCGAAGCTGTCCAGCACCACGTCGCTGCCCTTGGTGTTGTTTAGCATCTGATACTCGAACAGTTCGACCGGCTTCATTGTCGGGTGCTCGCCGTTGCGGCTGGGCTTAGCAAACTCGAGGATGGTTGTTTGCTTTCGGTCTGTTGCCCAAAGGTGCGCTGCGCCCTCCTTCCAGCCGTAGAGGCAAGGCTCGTGCATCCAGTGATAGTCTTGGCGTCCCATGACAAGGCTCGACTTCTTCCAGATCAGGCACTGGCGGATCGGCCATCCGACGTCAGATGCTGCGCCTCGGAAGTTGTAGCCCTCAGAGTCGGCGTGCCAAATGTAAAACACCGCGCCTTTTTTCATCACAGCATCGGCTGCCGAATATGCATCGCGGAGAAACTGACGAAAGGTGTCGTTCGACATGCTGTCGTTCTTGATGGTCAGCTTTTCTTTGGTGCCGCCCTCGTAGGCGACGTTGTATGGCGGGTCGGTGAGCCACATATCCACCAGCTGGCCTTCGCACAGGCTCTCAAGGTGATCGATGCTCGTGCTATCCCCGCACATCAGCCGATGACGCCCTAGCAGCCACACATCGCCCTCTACGCTGACGATCTTGTGTTCGTGAAATTGCATCAGTTGCTCCGTTGCGGCATTGCGATCAAATCATTGTGCGACAGTAGCCCCATGACAGATCGGCTGTCGTTTGTCGCCTGCCCTGTAGCATTGATGGTTCTGGGGTCCGACGCAAGTTGGTTCAGCGACATCGATCGGATCACGGCCATCTGCCTGCGCTCCAACGTATCAACCACCGAGAGCAGCGGGTTGGGAACCAGCGTCCCGCGCTTATTCTGGATCAGCACGCCAGACTTGTCCAAGGTTTCCTGGTGCTGGCGGATGTCCGCTTCCATCCTAACGACCTTGGCAACCAAAAGCAGGTCCATGTCGCGCCAATCCTCGCTGGCGCGCGCGCGCGTGAACTGGTCCCAAATAATCAATTCCTCATCGCTGCGCAATATGACACCTTGCGGCAGAGGCACATTTGCTGTCGCACCTTGAAACCCTTCGACCACCGCCGTCGTGCTGTTTTTGTCTGACCGCCGTTTCTGGCTCATGTTATTCTCCAGTTATTTCCGTAAACGCAAAAACAGCGTCGTGGCAGTCTGCATGTGACTATCGTGCAATCCTCGTCTAGTCGCGCCGTGCCCGTGCTGATTTCCCAGATGCGTGCGATTGCAGCGCGTTTATTTATATTGCTGTTCGGTCATTGTGTATCTCGTCGGATAAATTGATTTGTTCAGGCTGATACAGCTGTGTAATCAATGCCCCATCCGGGGAATATACGCAGCGCCAGTTTCAATCAATTTGTCGGCCATCCGTCCACAGTCATTGCGCAATTCAGATTCTGTTGAATTCCAGACCTCCAAAACGATCCCTGAAATCCGCTCAGTTTTTGTGATTGTGTAAACTTTTTCCATTTTGTCTCTCCCGTGGGCTGCGACCATCGCCGCCCGTAGGAATACACTACCGTTCCGCGTTACGCATTGCAATATAATTCGTAACGCGGAACGAATTAATTGACCCCCCTTTTGCGCTGCGTTGTAGTTGGCACGTGCTGTTTGCGTCCACAGGGGTTTTTAGGCCTCCACTGCATTTGGGCTGGCCTCAGATAACTCTTGTTGATTTCTTCTTGCCCAGTACAGCTTCATGGACACACGCCGAAGCCTGCGACGTATCTTGCCGTCCTCAAGCGCCTTGCTGTTTGGATCAATTAGTAAGGCGTCAATGATAGACTCAAGCTGGTCCGCTTCTTCGTCCTGCAAAAAAAGCGCTCTCATGTTCGCTCCCCTTCTGTTTCTGCAAATGTTTTTTCAGTTGTCTCAAGGGTGGCGGTCTGGCCGGTGAAGTTCTGCCAGCGTTTGATGATCACGTCGCAATATTTGGGGTCGAGTTCCATCATGCGGCAGTCGCGGGCGGTCTTTTCGCAGGCGATCAGGGTTGAACCGCTGCCGCCGAACACGTCAATTACAACGTCCTGCCCTTTACTTGAGTTTTTTATTGCCTTCTCAACCAACTCGACAGGCTTCTGTGTCGGATGCACATATTCACCCGTCGCTCCGCGTGAGTTATACCACACATCTGATTGCGCCTTGTCGCCGTGCCAGCTATCCCCTTTTGAGTAAAAGATAAACTCATGCTGAGGGCGGTAGTTTGAGTTTCCTAAACCTATCGATTTCTTATCCCATACAATACACGCCGAAACAGTCATGCCTATCTGGTCAAGTGCGGACTCGAATTCCGAATATGTGCGCCATGGAAAACAGACGTATTTTGCCGCACCGCTCTTGCAAACGGCTATAGCTGAACCGACAGCGTCTCGGATCATTCCAATTAGATCATCGCCCTTCAAATCGTCACCCTTGATCATGCCGTGGGCCTTGACAAGCGCACCTTTCGGCGTCGAGCCTGCCGCACGACCACCGCCATACGCCATCCCATAAGGTGGGTCGGTAAACACCATATCAGCCTTCTGCCCGTCCATCAGCCGCTCCACCGCGTCAATGCTGGTCGAGTCACCGCACATCAGCCGATGCCGCCCCAGCAGCCACACGTCGCCCAGAACCGTCACGGGCACGGCAGGCACGTCAGGCACCGCGTCCTCGTCGGTCAGGCCGTCGGTGCTTACAGCATTTTGAAGCAGGGCAACAAGTTCATCCTCGCTAAAACCCATTAGCTTTCCGAATCGCCCGACAAGTCCTCCAACTCCACCCGCAACGCGTCCTCGTCCCAGCCAGCGTTCAGCGCCAGCTTGTTGTCGTTAATCAACAGCGCCCGCCGCTTGCGGTCATCCAGACCAGCGACGACAATCGCAGGCACTGATCCATTTTTAATTTGCGTGCAGCAAGCAATCGGCCATGACCGGCGATCAGGTTGTTTGCATCGTCAACCAGCACCGGGTTGGTGAAGCCAAACTCGCGGATGCTGGCGGCAAGCTGTGCCACCTGCGCATCGCTGTGCGTCCGGCTGTTGAGCGCATACGGAATCAAGTCCTCTACGCTGATGATCTTGTGTTCGTGAAATTGCATCAGTTGCTCCGTTGCGGCATTGCGATCAAATCATTGTGCGACAGTAGCCCCATGACAGACCGGCTGTCGTTTGTCGCCTGCCCTGTAGCATTGATGGTTCTGGGGTCCGACGCAAGTTGGTTCAGCGACATCGAACGGATCACGGCCATCTGCCTGCGCTCCAACGTATCAACCACCGAGAGCAGCGGGTTGGGAACCAGCGTCCCGCGCTTGTTCTGGATCAGCACGCCGGACTTGTCCAGGGTTTCCTGGTGCTGGCGGATGTCCGCTTCCATCCGAACGACCTTGGCAAGCAGAAGCAGGTCCATGTCGCGCCAATCCTCGGGTGCGCGCGCGCGCGTGAACTGGTCCCAAATAATCAATTCCTCGTCGCTGCGCAATATGACACCTTGAGGCAGAGGCACATTTGCTGTCGCACCTTGAAACCCTTCGACCACCGCCGTCGTGCTGTTTTTGTCTGACCGCCGTTTCTGGCTCATGTTATCTCCAGT